GCACATGAAGCCAAGCGCAACCGGCGAGCTGGAAGAGATGGAGGAGCACCGGTGGCTGGTGCTGGATACGGATGGCAACGGCAGGGTGTGGCTGCTAGGTACGCTGGAAACCCCGCTTGACTTTCAGGCGGATGCAGCGGATGGCGGTGATAGCGGACTAAATAGCTATCGGTTTCGATTCGCAGGGCAGGTGCCGCAGCGAATGACAGGATATGTGCCTATTTAAACGTCCTTTTTACAAGGGTTTCAAAATTAGACTTTTGTAACATGAAGATTCTTCGGGCGATAGCGAACGGCATTTGGATGATTGACCGCACTACTGCGGAGGCGTATCTGCCCTTAGCCATCCGGCTGCTCAAAGGAGAGCCGGTAAAATTCGACTTTGAAGGATTAGAAACCAAGCCACGCCTGACGAGCCTGATGAGCGGTGCCGTGTACAACGCCGATGGGGAGATGCAACAATCGGAGTCGGAAGCCAGCTTGGTAGCCGTGTATCCGGTAGTAGGGCTGATTACCAAGTTTGACCAAGAATGCGGTCCGGACGGCACAGAAACTTTGATGCGATGGATGAGCCGCTACGAGCAGGACAAGCGCGTGATGGGACACCTGCTGAAAATAGATAGCGGTGGCGGCGAGGCAACGAATATCGAATCGGTTGCCCGGTTTATTCGCAGCCTGAGTAAGCCTGTGGTGGCGTGGTACAATGGCGCGGCTGCAAGTGCAGCCTACTACATGGCAGCCGCAGCGGATGAAATCTACGCGAGCGAGGACACCGACGAGGTGGGCAGCATAGGCGCACTAATCAGCTTTACCGATGTGCGCGGCTATTGGGAGCAGCAAGGTGTACAATTCCACGAAATTTACGCCGACCAAAGCGATTTGAAAAACTTGGATTTTAAAGAGGCACTGAAGGGGAAATATGACCCATTGCGCGAGCAAGTAGTGAATCCTTACGCGCAGCGATTTATTGATACGGTGAAGGAGTTTCGCCCCGGCATGACCGACAAAGAGGCTTACCGAGGCAAGCTGTATATGTCTGCTAAAGCCCTTGAAATCGGGATGATAGACGGTGTAAAAACCTATGAGGAGGCGCTGGTAAGGGTGGGGGATATGGCAGCAGAAAGAAAAAATTCTAATTATAATAATTTGAATATGAAAAGCTACGCAAACCTGACCGCCGTGTTGGGAGATTTTGAGACGAAAGATGGCGGCGTGTTTTTGAATGAGGAGCAACTGAGCCTTTTGAACGCGCGGGTGCTGGCGGATGAAAATGCTGAGCAGGACTTGAACACCCTGATAGCGCAGGCGAATGCGACCGCCACCGAACTGCAAAAGCTGGCAGCCGAAACCCGCCGATCTACCGAAGTCCTCCGAGCAGATATGGAAAAAATGGCAGCCGACCTTGCAGATACACGCACACAGCTAGCAGCCACGGAGGAACGCTTGAATAACTTCGGAAAAAAACAAAGTGGTACTCGTATGATGGCTTACAGCGATAGCGACAAGCCGTTGACCTCGGACGATGATGACGACGATGATTTGCTGAAGTTTGAACGAGAGATGGCAAGTGCCGCCACTACCAGCACACAAGTGATTTTTGATTGAGTAGATAAGCCGCGCCCAACGACGCGCAGGCAATGATTATAAGAAAAACAAATTTACACAAATGCCACACAGCATTAGCATCGAGGCTACTGCCCTCGGTTTGAATCAGTTTCAGCAAAAGTTTGGAACGCAGATGCACCAGAAGCTCAAACAAGGGCTGGAGCTGGAGTCTGAACTTCCGTTTGTAGAAGCCGAGTATGCCTACACCGGGCAGGACATTGAGGTAGCCGACGTGCTGCAACCCTACCAGGCGCAATTCACCCCGAACAACAGCGAGACTTTCGACGGCATCACCAACTACCTGCGCCCCCTCAAGGTGGACGTACAGTACACCGCCGAGCAGTTGGAAAAATTCTTTGCGAAGTGGAAACCCAACTGGTTCACGCCAGGCGCGGAGGACATCCAGCGCGGGTACGCTTCCTACATCATCAACAATCACCTGCTACCGCAAGTGACGGAGGAACTCAATCTCGCAAGCTGGGCAGGGCAGTATGTGGCACCAGTGGCAGGTACGCCAGGCACAGTGCTGCAATCGGTGGATGGCTTCAAAAAATTCATTGCTGCGCAAATTACCGCCGGTCGGCTTACGGTGTTGCCCACCGGTGCGCTAGTGGCTTCCACAATGGTAGCGCAAGTGCGCGATTTTTGTAGCCAAGTGCCGGAGCCATATCGCTACCTAAAAGGGATGCTCTTTATGAGCAAAACCAACGCGCAGGCTTACGCAGACGACTATCTCGACAAATACCCCCGCCGCGACGCTGCGGTGAGCAACGCCGACTCGCTGTACCTGAATGTAGATAACTACAACAAGACCATCAAGGGCATCACCGCGATGGAGGGCAGCGACCGCATCATCTGTGTGTTTGGTAACCGCCCGTCCATGATCGTAGGCACGCGCATGGGGTATCCTCGTTACTTCAGTTTCCGTTTTCAGCCGTTCGACCGCACCATCAAGTGCATGGCGGAAATCTACCGATTCTATGGCGCGGAGACCCTGCTGCACGCATTCGTGAACGACCAAGTGTAGCTCCTCTCCCGTCTCCCCGAAGGGGAGAAGCTGCCAGAGGCACGTATTAGAACATATTTTTTAATTGTAAATATTTTTTACAAAAATGACAGAGCAAGAAAAAGACCACCGAATCACCGAACTGGAAGCCGCACTAAGTGACAGGGGCGAGGAAAATGCCGCACTGCTGGCGCAACTGGAAGCCGCGCAGCAAAGTGGCGCGCTGCCGGTAGAGATACCTGGCACGGTGGCGCTGGAAGGCATCGAAACGCCCGACGGCAAAAAGAAAAAAGTGACGCTGCAATTTTTGCCGGGCTTGGTGTATATCGGCTTTGGTGGTGGTCGGGTGAAGAGCGAACTGTTGGTCAAAGTGGCGAATGGACAGGAAGTAGCGTCAGATGAATTGGCGAAATATCCGGCATTGGCGAAAGCCAACCAGCAAACGGTCATCAATTGGTTTGAAAATATGCTTCAGAAAAACGCAAACATCTTCAAAGTCCTCACGCTGGTGCTGGGCTTATTTTTTGTATTCACCACCGACTTGACCGCTCAAAAGAAAACCATCGGTGATGGTGCTTTTGGCTGGTATCCGGCTACGCCAAACGAGGTGGATACCTTGTTTACGGACTCGACTATTACTTGGACTTTTCCGAGCGAGATTCAAGACCTGAACGCCTACGAGTGGCATTTTCAGCCTTACGTGGATGTGCTGGCAGATACCGCAACGATTACCTTTACCGTGCAGGAAGCACTGGACCCGCGCAACAACAATTACACTCCTACGGACACCATCACCATTACGAGTATGACAGCAGCAGCAGCACCTTATAGACTGATGAAGCGAGGAGACGTGACTGGGTCGAAATGGAGGATTGTGGCGACGCAGTCGGGTAGTGGAGCCAGTACGCAATTGCGATGGGTGGTACGCATCCGGAAGAAGACGATAGCGACCCTAATTTCTGAATAGCCACCCGGAGGCGGGAGTTTTGGTTATTCAAATTATTTTCAACAAAGACAATTTACACAACCATGTGCGATTTGAAAGCCCTGAGTGGCGCGTGTGGCAACAAGATACCCGGTACACCGGATTACTTTTACCTCATTCCGCAATCGGAGATTGCAACTTTTCCGGCGGTAAAAACAACCACCGCAGCGGGCGACAAAAAGACCCTTGCGGCTGCCTTCGGACTTTCGACCGTGGTGGGTAAAGGCTACTGGCGAAAAATACCTATCCTGACGGGGACAGGTAATTTTCGCTCAACGACGGAGGGCGAAGTGGGCGGCAAGATGACAAAACAACGATTTGATGCCTTCGTGCGCGGATTCGACAATGTAGAAGCGGAGTGGAACGATGCCCTGGTGTGTAACGACGGCTGTATGGTGGCACTCATTCCTTACAAAGCGAACCCGAACCTGCTCATCGTAATGGGTGACCTCAATAACGGTGTATATGTGGAAAGCAGCGAAGGCGGCACCGGTGGCGAGCGCGTAGGCAAGCAGATAACGCTGTATGCCGATACGGGCTACGAGCCGCTGTACTACGAGGTAAGCCTCGGTGTGGATGTAACCCCATCCTAAGGGTTATAAGAAGAACGTTTATTTCATTTTTTTCAAAACAAGCAACATGGCAGAGCAAAAATACGGTACACAGGCACTTAATGCGGAAGTGGCAAAAGACTACGAGTTGGTAGATTGGACGGGCGGACACCGCCAAGACTTTGGGAAGTACAGTAGCTGGCTCCAAGGCGGAGTGCTGGATTTATCAACGCTTACGCTTGACCAAGCGGCGCGGCTGGTGGAGATGAAGTTCCCGAAGCTACGCAAGCGAGAAAGTATGCGTGCCGTGGCACCGGCAGCAGCTCCGGCAAAAGAGAGTAAAGATTAAGAAAATAGAAGATACTTACAGCGTCCTACGGGTGAGCCGTAGGACGCTTTTTGTTTGCCCCCTAAATCCCCGAAGGGGGACTTGAAACAATTGTCCTTTCTTTTGCTGCCCACCTCGCTCATCTTAGTAGTGTTAAAAGCATTTTTATCAATTTTAACTAAAAAAAAGTTAAAGAAATGGCATTGGAATTGGCAAAAGCATTTCAAAACGCAGATGATATGTTTGTTGAAAGCCTTAAATCGCTTGCGAATCAACAATTGGAAATCATCAAAACAATTATTAAAAAGCAAGAAGAGCAAGGCGCAGACATGAATCAAATTGAAGAAAATGTTAACTTGTATATTGAGCAACTTAATCTTCAATTAGATTTTGCTGACCAAGTAAAAGCCGAAATAGTTTTAGCACGTACCCAAACTCGTAAAAAACTGTATAATCGGTAAGCATGACCGCACACGAGTGGTTGGCAGCGGATGGTACTTTCAATGATGGGCTGAAGGTGCTGAAAGAACTGGGTGGCAATACGCAGGCGTTTGCTGCGTATTGCCATTTGCCGTTTTTGCCGCCGGGCGTGAAGGGGAGACTGAGAGACGAAGTAACGAAGCGACTGCTGGTGTCCATGCCCCAGCCCCCTAAATCCCCCGAAGGGGGACTTCCTGACGACTTAGCTTCTCCCCTTCGGGGAGACGGGAGAGGGGCAGAACCGCCGGAAGTGCAAAACCTGCGCAAGTGCGGCAAGCGGCTGCTCAAACAGCAAGCTGACCTGCATACTCGCCTGAAGCTGGCAGCCGACGACACCGAACGTTACACCATCGCTGAGCAGATGATAGAAACCGTGCAACCGGAAGTAGATAACGTGTACAACACACTGCGTGCCTACGAGCGCGATGGCGTACTCCCCACCACCGACGAGGAGCAGATACGCCGCGACACCGTGGAGCAGATGCGCCGGGTAGCGACGCTGGAAAGCAGAATTAGCCGTGTAAATGGCTGGCTGAAAACCGGCAAGAACACGAAAGAGAAGCTGAGCGATAAGCAACGGCAGGATTATGAACAGGAGGTGCTGGAGAAACGAGCGGAGCTGGAGGAGTTGAAGCAGGTGTTGGGTATAGAGTAGAGGGTATAAGGACAATTTAAAAGACGAAAATGGAAAAATTGCAATGGAGTACAGTGCAGAGGAGAGTACGCGATTTAGTACCGCTCGGATACAACCCGCGTAAACTCACCATTGAAAAGCGGCAAAAATTGCTGGAGAGCTTGGAGAAGTTTGATTTGGTAGAAATACCGGTGATCAACACGGACAACGTGCTGGTGGCGGGCAATCAGCGGGTGGAGGTGATGATGGACTTAGGTCGCGGCGATGAACTGATAGACGTGCGAATGCCCAACCGCGCACTCACCGAAAAAGAAATTAAAGAATATAACATCACATCGAATACCCACGTGGGAATTTGGGATGTGAGCGTGCTGGAAGAAGTGTTTGCGGATATTGATTTGCCGAGCATTGGCTTGGATGTGAGTGAGATACCAGAGGTAAAACCAGTAAAAATACTGCAAACCGAAGAGGATAATTATGAAGTGCCGGAAGACATAGCAACTAACATTGTTGCAGGTGATTTAATTGAATTTGTATGTAAAGACGGGCGGGTGCATCGGCTGCTGTGCGGAGATAGCACAAACGCAGATAATGTTGAAAAACTACTTACAGGAGCAAAACCTAATTTGATGGTGACAGACCCGCCTTATGGGGTCAATTATGATGCTTTATGGAGAATCAAATCAGGACTAGGCGGTTCTATTGATAGAAAAGAAAAAGTAGCCAATGATAATTTGGCGAGATGGGGGGGGGGCTTATAGTTTATTTTGCGGAAACGTAGCGTATGTTTGGCACGCAGCGACTTTTGCCGATTTGGTAGCGGAGGACTTAAAAGAATGCGGTTTTTCGATTATCAGTCAAATCGTTTGGAATAAGCATCTTGGTGCTATTTCGCGGGGAGACTATCACTGGAAGCATGAACCTTGTTGGTATGCGGTAAGAAAAGGCAAAAGTCATAATTGGCAGGGCAGTCGCAAAGAGTGGACGGTTTGGGATATTCAAAATTTATCCTCTCCTAAAGTTATAAAAGAAGAGGGTAAAACTATTCACATGACCCAAAAACCACTTGAATGTATGGCACGACCCATTAGAAATAATACAGCTATCGGGGAAGCTATTTATGACCCCTTCATGGGTTCTGGTTCCACAATGGTGGCAGCACATCAATTGGAGCGGCTTTGCTATGGTGTTGAAATCGAACCCAAGTATTGCCAAGTGATAGTAGATAGGATGAAAAAAGCAGATGCTGATATTCAAATAAAAGTGAATGGCAAAATTGTATAAAAGTGAAATCACAAGGCGAGACAAACCTTCTGATCTTGATGCTATCCGCGATTACTATCTGAGCGAAGGCAGCCGGAATCCTCGTCTGCTGACCGAGCAACAGGAAAAGCACCGGCAGCGATTAGTGGCAATTTGGACGCTGTTGTGCGAATATCATGGAGAGGAGCAGGCAAGGACTACCCATGCTAAAAATGCTAATATTAGCGACGCTACTGCGTATCGAGACCTGCGCGATGCGCTGCAATTATTTGGCAGTGTACGCAAAGCAGAAAAGGAGGGGCGGCGGTATATTTTAGCAGAATGGGCATCAAAAACTTTTCAGTTAGCGGCTAAAAATGGGGATTATGAATCTATGAATAAAGCCGTATCAAATCTTATAAAACTATGGGGTTTAGACAAAGAAGATGCCGATACCCCAGATTTTGAAAAACTGCAAGCCAGCCCAGTCATCGCTGTACTGCCGGAGCAAATGACCGATATGATATTGAAAGCCCTGGGCAAAGGTCCAATGAATTTCAACCAGGCAATGGCAGAAGACGCGGAATATGACGAAATTATCACTGAGCCAGGAAGCACTGCTGCGCAAGGAGATTGAGCAGCTTGATAAAAGCGGTAAGCAGGATTATCAAACTTTGCTGCGGCAAGTGGAAGCTAAGCGCATTCAAGTTGAGCTAAACCCGGCGCAGGCTGCGGCATCCGTGAGCCGCGCCAACACACTGGTGTTGGAATGGGGACGCGCCACCGGCAAAACGACCATCATCGCAGATCGCATTTTAAAAATACTTCGCTCTATGCCGCGCTCCAGCGGCTTGTTTATCGGACCCACCTACCAAGCAATTCTCACCCGAATTATTCCCTCGCTCATTCATGGACTCGAAATGTACGGGCTATACGAAGGGCTGCATTACTTTGTAAATCGGAAGCCACCGGCGAAATGGCAAAGCACGTGGGGCAAGCCCTACAAACCGCCAATGCGCTACGACAACGCTGTGTTGTTTTGGAATGGCGTGGTGATGTACTTTATCT